TCCCCTTCCAAGAAACAACGTACCTATCAGAAGAATCTGATCGTAGAGGAATTTAAAGAGTTCCTTGAGGCTGAAGGGGAATTATGGCACAGAAATCCTACCTACCCAAGCGAAGCTCTGAAAGAATTAGCTGATTTAGTTTATGTATGTTATCAGTATGCCGAGAACATGGGCTGGTTCTTGGATGAAGCATTGGATAGAGTACATCAAAGTAATATGTCTAAACTAGGCAAAGACGGTAAACCAATCTACCGAGAAGATGGTAAGGTTCTCAAAGGACCAGACTACACACCACCAACATTAATGGATCTTATATAAATGACAGAATTAATCTCCCGCACTGGTCGGGTCCAATCATGGTTGGATAACCCAGAATCACGACTTCCAGTGAGCTGTACTGTATTTGTCGTCGAGGACTCTATGGAGGGTCCAGAGGGCATTGAGGCTAGCTGGAGATTTGCATCCCACGCATTGAGAAATGGGGCAGGGTGCGCTATACACTTATCAAAACTACGTCCTAAAGGAGCTGACAATGGCCGTGGCTTGACAGCTAGTGGCCCAGTATCCTTTGGCAAAATCTACTCAGTACTGAACGAAATACTACGCAGAGGGGGTACATACAAAAATGGGGCGATTGTTTTACATATGGATCTCGATCATCCTGATGCTATCGAGTTCATTACTACTCCTAGATCTGAACTCCCGTGGGTCAAGCGGTGTATCGACCTTGATGATGAGAAATGGGAAAACGCTAATGATACAACACGGGAAGCGTTAATCTATGGTATTAGGTCAGGTGATATCTGGCTAAACAAAATTAAACACGATAAAAATGGAGAAAGAATTTATGGCAACGTCTGTCTTGAGGTTTACTTGCCCTCACGAGGCACATGCTTGTTACAGCATGT